GACGGGCTTTCTCTGCGCGGTCGCTACTTCCATCATCGGGCCGAGCCTTCCAACGCTCATCTTCTCCGCGTCCGGCTCCAAAGCGACGATAGGCCTCACTGTTCGGGTCATCGATGTTACCCATGCGCAGTCGCTCGAAGAACCCAACCTTAGCGTCGTCCTCAGAAGCCTTAAGGCCACGCGCCTTATCATCCTGATACTCTTTTGAGTTGTAGACCTCATCGCTAACGGAACCGCCGCCCGAGTTGCGAGTGAAAAAGTCCCGGACACTACTAAAGAATCCGGGCTCATCCTGCTTCACGCCGCCGGGTGAGCCGTCTGCATAGCGACGGACCTGAGTCACGGAATCAGTGATTTGATCATTAATCCGGTGGAATGGAGATCCGCAATCCTTAACGCCGGGGGCAATCTTTTTCACAGCAGAAGCCTTGACTGGCTTCTTGGAAAAATCTTGCCCACTCCATGTAGGCTTACCCATATCAGCACCCCTTCATTTTTTTGGCGTAACCGCCATTAGCCATTTTGACCTTGCCGCCGTTCGCCATCTTTTTGTTGTGCATGGTTTTCTCATGCTTTGCAACTTCAGACTTCGCGACCTTGGTCATTGCGGTTTTGTCTTGCTTCGCATCGCTGTGCTTTGCTTTGCTACCGCCCACCATTTTTTTAGAATGCATCATATAAACCTCACTGGAAAGAGTTGACATCTACACCACCGGCAGGATTGCCAGCGGCATCAAGAGTTTGCGGAGCGGGTAGCTGGCCTTGATTTGGCATGCCGCCTCCACCCGCCTCAGAAGCCAATGCTTGTTGCATCATCATCTGCTCTTGCTGTGCCCGCATTGCCTGTTCAGCACGGTACTTGCTGATTTCTGGCGGCGGGACAATCTTGTCGGTATCCATCTGTAAGCCGCGAGCAAGCTCGCGCAACAGATATGCCCGACCCTCCATGCCAACGATCTGCATATCCATTTGGTTTGCAGTCGCAGTCAAGAACTCGTTGCGGCGGATCTGGAGTTGCTCGCGAGCAATCAACCCCATTGCGCCTTTGGCAACAATGCGGAAGTCGCCCTTGATGTATGGGTCAGGGCTGTACATCATGTTATGAACATACAGCTTGCTGACGACACCTTGAACAACCCGATCGATAGATGCAACAGCGCTCTTAATTCCCTTGGCCGCATTGTCCATAAGCATGGACAACCCGGAGGCAGTACGACCCGCGCCAGATACAGCAGAACTGCCGTAAACATAGTTCGGGATGCCGGTGACTTCATCGGCCTGACGGGCGAAGGTCTGATAGATATTCATCAGTTCGCCAGCTTGCATGTTGGGCTGGAAGAAACGAACACCGGGCTGACCGCCACCAGTTCGATCTGATGTTGTCTGCCACAACTTCCAAGGATACATAGCGGTGAGATCCTCGCCGTCAGCCAAGCGATCAACGGCAACCTCAACCTGCGGACCAGATGCAATCCCCATGTTGTTCGCCAAAGAACGGGCGGCGGCATTGCACATGACCTGAACATCGCGAACGATCTCTGGCAGGGCGACACCATAAAACGATGCGGGGATCTTCGACCAAGAAGCAATCTCGTAAGGACGATGACCCAGAGGATCGGGATTGATGACCGCTTTGATGCAGTAATCGCCGACCAGCCAAGCGTTGACTTCGTAGTCCTTGTAGAGATCAATCGACTTATCTTTCAAGCCCCACGACTTGAGCATGCGCCCCTGAACCGGGCCCCAGAACTCCAAGGCCTCAATGAGGTTGTCGCGGTACAGGCGAGAATGAGGTTTACCCTCCAAGTCATCTCGCGCCTGATCGCCGTTCTCCAAGTAGCGAAGACCGTTCTCACCGTAGTGATCGATCGCCGCCTGAATGTTTTCGGTCGAGTAACCGGGTACACCAATCAAGGCCTCCAGCGCCGCACGGCGCAGACGATGACGCTCGATTAGGTAGCCGTCATCCGGACCTCGGCTATTGGGAGACGGATACACATCGAAGGGACTAACGCGCTGGATGTCCCGCACAAAGTCATCAACCACGATGGCAGAAAATTCTGGCCCCCAAGTCAAACGCTTCTTGCGCCGGATGGTTGGGCCCTTGAGAATCGCTACCGGGAAGGTGACATAGTCGTCAACGAAGTCTTCTAGGGCGCGGTCCCAGTTGCCAGCCGTTAGCTGGTCCTCGATTACGCCTTCCATCCGTCGAGCGGCATCCTGAGCCTCTTCGCGAATACGCAGTTGGATCGTCTCGTGAACTTCCTCCATGCGGGCGCGGAAAGCTTCGGGGTGAATTAGGAGACCCTGCTTGATGAAGTCATCCGCTTCAGCGCGAACGAAGTCAACAATCATCGCCTTCATCTCCGGTGGGATCTGAGGCTCCTCTGAAGGGTGTAGCTCGAAAGGGCGCTCGGTCTGGCCCAACATGACATCTTTTATCCAAGATGATGCCGCACGACACTTGATGTCGGTAATCATCATGTAGATGTCGGAGCCNCCGGTCTGAGAAATTTCCGTTGCTCGCTCCGGGTCGTATTCACCNCGGCGCTGGCGCTCGCACTTAAGCAAGCGCTCGGTCATATCCGTTTTGGCGAACTTGGCTTTGTTCCAGCACTCTTTGAGATAGCTGACAATCTCCGCCTCGATTGCCTCGGAGTTCGAGACTCCACCGGGCATTTCGGCGCTGACTTGCACCTCAACCTCCGGTCTTGAAACATAGACTGTCATTAGTACCATCCTTTAGCCGCCGCAGGGCGTGAGACTGCCTTGGCTCGCACTGGATTGAGTCCACTACGAATCCGCAGACACGCATACTGCAAGGCATCGTGAATATGTGAATGATCGTCCTTCACAGGTCGATCTCTATATCGAGCAGAGCCATTAGTGCGTAACCGCTCGTAACGGTAACGCCCGATGAATCCTCTGCGTAGTTGACGGCAACTGGGGTCCAAAATGAAACCGCTTTGTCCGTCAGCCAATCTCGTCAAGAAGAATGCAACAGCCTCTCGACGGGGAATAAAGTCATTGGTCGGCGCAGGTTCTGATGGGATGCCCGCCTCAAGCAGTTCCTGATAGCAAGTCCTTTCATCGGTCTGGGCGCGAATATTGCCAGCGGGGTCTCCACAAGAGAACCGACTAAAGCCAGCAAACTCGTTCATCAGAACAGGCTTAACAATCTCGTTCGCAAACTGGCGGATACCCATGTCTTCAGACACGAGTTCCTTCAGCACCATCACCTGACCACGAGGGGTAACCTGCATGATCACGCAAGCAGGGGTCAAACCAAAGTCCCAACCAAGAATAATTGGCAACCCACGCATCGGCTCAAGCGGGCGAGGGGAGACATGGATCTTGTCCTTGTACTCCGGATACACCGGCTTGCCGTCTGCTGTGGTTCCATAGTTGCCCAGCAAGAAGACATTGACCCAATCGTCGTTCTTTCCGGCCACTTGGTTCAGGTAGTACTGATGACCATTGGGCAGGTTAAAGATATTCTCCGCGTCAGGGTTTGGCTGATAAACGCCATGCTCATCTCTGAACAAGCCACCGGGTTGACGGAAAAACTTCCAAGACTCCGGAGTCTCTTCCTCAGCAAACTTGTAATACCAAGAATCGTCGTCCGGCGGGTTGGTGTCCATGATCACGCCAGACCAGCTAGGACCGCCCTTCAGCTTAGAAGGGTAACGCCCAACACGCTGAGTCAGCATGTCAAAAATCTCTCTAGGGATCTCAGAGGCTTCGTTCATCCAAGCCCCGGTCAATTCCAAGGATCGCAGTTTGCCCGTCTCGGTGGCTCGATCTAGCGCCAAGAACAGCACCTCCAACTCCAGAGCAGTCCCATCGCCGATGTCGGCAATGTTCATAGTCGAAGTGATCGGGGTGTCCCACTTGATGGGAGCAATGTTGTCAGGGAACCAAGTCTGCCAAGTCTTAATCGTGGTGGACTTCAGTTCGGGGTATGTGTTTCGAATAATCGCCCAACGACTACGCCGGACACCATCAGTACCCGGCGCTTGCGCCAAAGCTCTCGCCACAATCTCGACACAGCAGGTGGAGGATTTGCCTGAACCAACCGGGCCCATCAGTCCGCGAACAAAGGAGTTGTCCGCATGAAACTGTGCGCCGACTTTACCCGGTGGTCTATAGCTAACAATCTCCACAGCTTACTGCTCTCCGGGATCTGCTAGGTTGAGGTTGAAGGTCACCGAGTTGCCAGTCATATCCATTCGGACATCACTCAGGTTCGGCAGTGACTTGTTCAACAGAATCTCAATCGCCCGAATCTGAGTCGGNGCCAGTTGAGTGTTGCCATCAATATGACCCATCAACCGATTGATCAACTGTGTGCATTGAATCTTTTTACGCACATCCTCTTGGTGCGTAACTCGTAACTTTCTTGCCGCCATAAAAATACCTCACTGTCATTAGATTAGATCCGATGGGTCATTGAACAACTCCCTTCGCGATCTCTTTGGCCGCGTCCTCAAAGGACTGCATCAAAGCTTTCGCCAAACGGTAAACATCGAACTCTGACCGGAACCCAGTCAAGTCCACCTCTGTTTCAAATTGCCTCAACTCNCCATACAAGGACACCACTCCTCGGACATGAACTAGGTGCGGAGCTAAAGATCGACGCAAGTCAGACTCGTAACAGACCTCAATGTTCTGTAACGGCTCTGCCCTGCGAAGCAGGGTCTGTAGTTCTTGTGCTTGCATACAGTCTTAAGGCCTATCAGGGTAGACACCAGCAATACAAATCATCTTGCTCATCTGCCCAATTTCCCAGCCATGACGCTTTACGCCATGCTCATCTGTTGGACGCAAGTCAGGTAGGCGAAAGTTGTTTTGCCCATCGCCACCGTACAGCGTTCCAAGGATGGAATATACGGCAGGGTAATCATGAATCGGGAGCGTCTGCCCATCGCAAGAAGCCCACCCACGGGGAATCCAGTAACCCGCCCACTCCCTAACTTCACCAATGTACCCGTCCATTTGCATCTCCTGCTGAGTTAATAAAAGGCCCCTTACGGAGGACCATTCGGTTAGATCACAACGGAAGGAGTTGGTCGGCAACCACTACCAGAGGAGACACCATTGCTCTAACTGCGAGCAGTTATTAGCCCCACCACCCGCTAGGGTCAACATTAAAATTTAGTACCCAGTATCTTTTGGCCCCACCNAGTACAACTCGTTGGTCCCGCACACTAAGCACTAAGAATCTTTACCACTATCCAGATGACCGGTGGGATCAAGGCCACAAAGACCAGTACCCCGATCGCAATCTCAACTATCTCCTGCATCTGCCTAGCCCTAGCTCTTTGAGCCGCCTTCTGCTTACGGGCTTCCTCGATCTCCGCTTTGTTGCTGTCAGCCACACGGGCCATGATCTTATTCCAGACATCTATGTGCCCGGTCGTCATGAAGATCATCTGCAACTCATCCTCAAACTTCTTCTGAGACAGCAAGGCCATCTCAATCTCAATAGCCTGTTGTAGGCTCGTCCCACCAGCCTTCTTAGCCTGAGCCAACGCCTTGGTGGTCTCAGCCTTGTGACCGAAGTACTTCCCGATTAAAGGCCCTAGAGAGGCCACATCATCTACCGTCTTCGAGGCCGTCTTGATGACCTTAACAGTCTGCTGTACAGCCGCAAAGGCCGCTAGAGCCGTTGTGATTGGGTCCATAACAACTCCAAAGTAAGAGATCGTGCGTGAAGGTGATATAGCTGGGGAGGCTCAGTACCCGTAGCAACTACACCGTTGGTCCCGTAGNGGGTGGGTATAGCTACACATACAGTTGCCTTTAGCTACATATATAGCCCAGCCAACTGATTGGTAGTCCGTCACACCTTCATATACATCAACAACTTAGCCCCACTGTGTGCGTCTGTTGTACGCAACTGTCTCTTCTTTAATGGGTGTTATGGGTGTTGTCCCCCTCTGTCGAGGGGACAACCCCTCTTTTTTTTAAACGAAGACACCTGCGTGTGCATTGGTCTGTAACNGCACTCACAAGTGTTTGATTCTTCAACAACTTTTGTAACTGACTAGGAGCCAGAAATGTACAAATCTCACTACTCGATTTGGGACGCTAAGAGCGATGTTGCCATCTGGGGTAAGGCTTACACCTACCACCGTGCCCGTCAATCGCATGGGCCTCTTTCTAGCCTTTGGCTGATCTGGGTAGCTACTCAGATGCTGGCTAAAGAGTACCCACAACTGTCTCGTTGAGGAGTGTTCCCCCCGCTTCGCTGAGGGGGAACCCTCTTTTTTTTTCTTTCAACCCGAGGCTAAGCCTCATCTTTAAGGAGACTGCTATGTCTACTTCTGTCAATGTTCGTCCCAGCGCCAATCAAATCTCCCTGATGAAGAAGCTTGGCCTTGTCCCCGCCGCAACTTCCGGNGAATGCTCCCGCATGATCGATGCCAAGTTGGCTGAGATCAACAGCGTCCCGGCAACTCCTAAGCAGAAGGCTCGCCTGTCTGGCTTGGGTGGTCGTGATCTTCCCGGCGGAAACATCCGCGAGGTCAGCACTGCCATCTACCTCGCCGAGGCTGTTGCTCTCTTGGATCAAGCCACAGGCGAAGCCGAGACCACCGAGGCACTGCGTGTCTTGGAGTCTCGTGTACGCGAGCGCCTGATGAAGCGTACCAACGGATCGGCTGTTAAACCAGTCGAGGCTCCGGCGGAAACCGCTCCGTTCTAAGCGGTGAGGGGGGAGGTGGCAACACCTCTCTCCAGTCCTTCAATCACGACTCAATATTCCCACGGAGATTTTCATGTCAATGATCAATACCAACCCCAGCTATGTGCAGTTTCTCGCAGATACAAACAAGATCATGCGAGATCAACTCAAAGAAGTCATGGCAAAGAACCGTAGCCTGATGGACAACAACATCATCATGGCTGACGAACTCAGAGCTTGGGAACACACAGCCAAGATCAAAGGCTGGCATGTGCAACTGGTCTATCCGCAGTACACGCCTCAAGATCAACGCGAGTTCGAAGACATCCCGTTCTGATGGTTTATCAGAAGTTATATCAAGTTATAGGAGAACAACATGGGTTTAGACATGTACGCCTACTCACTGGATGCCAAGCTAGCCGATGACGACTGGCAGTGTGACTTCCCCGTCCACAAGAAAGCTCGTCGCGCAGTTGGGTTCTTGGATCTAACCGATCAGGAGCTTAGCAAGCTGGATGATTCTGGTAAATCCAACTACTGGGACAAGCTACGCAAAGCAGACAAGTCCGCCAAAGAATCTGGGTTCTTTGACCCAGACTTCTATTACTGGCGAAAGTTCAACGCCTTGCATGGTTGGATGGCGGAGTTGTACACAGAAAAGGGAGGGACTGATCCCGACTTCAACTGCAATACGCTACGCCTCATGCCAGAAGATCTTCGCCGACTGAGGTGGGAGATCCCAGAACTCAAGCCAGCAGATGGTTTCTTCTGGGGCAGACAGGATGTCGATCCAGCCGACATCGAGGAACTGCACAAGTTCCTAGATAAGGCTGAACAAGCCATCGCAGATGGCAAGGCCATCTACTACGATAGTTGGTGGTGATACCGAAGGGGCCTAACCAGCCCCTTTGGTATTTCAGCCCACCAATCACGACTCAATACTTCCACGGAGACAACATGTACCGAACACTCACCATCTTGATTTACCTGTCTGGGCTCATTGTTCTTGGCCTCGACCTGTTTGTATGGCGACCCAACTAAGGAGAAACGAAATGAAACCAACCAAAGAAGAGATCCACGATTACCTTATCCAGCTTCGAGACAGCGGCGCAATCAACATGTTCGGCGCTGGCGCGTACCTAGAAGAGGCCTTTGACATGGACCGGCGCGAAGCCAGAGATGCACTTCTCGAATGGATGAAAGACATGTCATCCAGAAAGGCTCAGCCATGAAAGCAATTGCCACAGTGGGATGCCTGATCTGGATGGCGTTCGTCATTCTCACGGGCCTTGGCACATTCTCTTAGAGAGGTAGTACATGAGCAAACTCAAAACCCTGACCATCCCTGACCACCACAAGGTGCAAGCCAAGGTAGTTCTAAACGAAGCCATTGATGAGCAACCAGACAGTGTGATCGTGCTGTGCTTCTGGAAGGACAAGGGGCAGTTCAAGATCAAGACATCCACCGTGCCAGACCGGCTCANNCTGATCGGCGCACTGGAGGAGGCCAAGAGCAAGATCATCACGGACGGTTACGCATGAGCCTGTCAGACCACCAGATCTTCATGCTCAAGCACTTTGCCATGGGCTGGAAATTCAAGCAGTACAACGACAAGCCTGGAAGCTGGAACACCTACTGGTCACTGCGCCGTAGGAACCTGATCAAGGCCGACAGTGTGGTCACCGAGCAGGGACGCAAGGTGCTGGCCAAGGAGCTGCAGCTGCAGGCTGCCAGGCAGGCCAAGCGGGCAGAGAAGCTCTACGGCAAGGGCGCTGCAGACCGGGTCCGGGGCTACATGCGGGTGGTGGCAACCACAGAGAGGTTCACGCTATGAGCGAGACACGCAAGACAGGCAGGAGCAGCAAGTACTACGGCAAGCTGATGACCGCGCAGCTGTCCAGCGAGGTCAAGGCGATCTGGTACAGCCGGGANGANGAGCTGCCAGAGCTGCCACGCCATCGCTGGTCATTTGAGCTGCAGTCCGACATGGAGCAGGTCGAGCAGCGCGAGCTGGTCGTCAAGCTGCTGGAGACAATCTGCTTCACCGACCGTGAGGATCTGGTCGTGCAAATGCTTGTGATGGACGGAGCAACCTTAGAAGAAGCCGGGCAAGAGCTTGGCGTCACCAAGGAGCGCATCAGGCAGATCTACATGAAGGCCATGCGAAAGGCCAGAACCCGGCAAAAATCAGTCACCGGGGCCCAGCTGTGGCACATGGACTGCGAGGTGACAACCTGGCGGCACTACAGCTGGGAGCAACAACAAAACAGACGGAGAACAAACACATGAGCAAGCTCAAGACAGCAACCATTCCTGACCACCACAAGGTGCAGGCAAAAATCATCCTGAACGAAGCTATCGACGAGCTACCAGACAGCGTGATCGTGCTGTGCTTTTGGAAAGACCGGGGCCAGTTCAAGATCAAAGTGTCCACTGTGCCAGACCGGCTCACCCTGATCGGTGCGCTGGAAGAGGCGAAGAACAAAGTTATTACGGATGGGTATGCATCATGAAACCATTAAGCAAACTACACGCAGAAGCCGTNGCCAAGGCAAAGACAGACGATGAGAAAGTCAAAGCCGCCGCTGTCGCCATGATTGAAACGCCGATGGAGATGATCCGCGCCATCTTGCTCAAGCACGAGCAAGCGGTCATTGAGGTGATGAAGGAGTTGTCTGAGGAGCGTGACCGAGCGCTTGAACTGTTGCGCCGAGCAGAGACACCGAAGAACTGACCTGAAGAACTCTTCTTCTCCGGCGGGGTGCGCCTCTTGCGAGGCCCCCCGCCTCTTTTTTTTCTTTAACTCAAGGAGTATGCAATGAAAGCTTATGTCATTGACCCCATCAATCGCCAAGTCTACGAAGTAGATTACAGCGGCGACTATCGTCAGATCTATCAATACATAGACGCTGACACATTTGATGTTGTCACCATCAACAAACACGGCGACAGCTTGTTTGTAGACGATGAAGGTTTGTTCAAGGAGAACCAACACTTCTTCTTCATACAAGGCTACCCGCAACCGCTCGCTGGTAAGGCGCTCGTGCTGGGCACTTCACGCGAAGGCGACAGCATCTCGCCCAAGGTCAGCATCGAAACCATCAAGGACGATGTTCGTTTCCAAGGAGACGGATGGCGTTTGGAAAGGGCGGTGATCTGATCATGCCGCTTAACTTCAACATCAAAGATTGCGAAGACTTTGAAAGTCTTTGGGAGAAGGATGAGGATGGGTATCGACTCAATACCAAGACTCACACAATCATTCATCTCTCAATGGTTCTTGGTCTATCCAAGATCACCAAGCAAAACTGGTTCGACTTCTACACTCGCATGCACATTTATGAGATGTGCTTCGGGCCATTCGTTTACAAGTCAGCCGGTAAGCCAGATTACTTTTCACCGAAAGACATTCATCGCCACATCGGACTAACAACCAATGTCGGCAATCTCTCTTACACGCAGTTCATGAAGAAAGTTTATGACCGCATCCAAAGAGATGCTGAACGCAACTGGGAGGTAGCAACAGCATGAAACATCACTACGAATTTCACGGGCGCAAGCCCAGCTTCCCCCAAGTAATGGGTATCGCCAGACACATGGCCGATAACGGTGTCGATGCGTTGGAAATTCTTTGGGGCGAAAACTGGATCGAACTTCAGAAGATCAACAGAAAGTGGGTTGGACACGGTTGGATCAAACAGATTGATGGGCAGATGGTTGCCGAATCACTCAATGTAACGACCAACTAATCACGACTCAATATTTCTACGGAGGCGCGGCGCTTCGCTTGAGGCCGCGCCTCTTTCTTTTTTCTGGAGAACAACTAATGGAAGGACACCCAAAAGATGAATGGCAAACCCATGTCGAGTACGAAATCCTTGACGCAACCATCGACAAAGAACGGCTACTGCAAATCAGCCTCAGTCTTGCNTCGATGTTCGATCTGTCTCTGATACCAGAAGACATCGCCCTCGAATTATTCAACTCAATCGATCACGCAAACAAACAGGAGATCAAATGAAATACGCAACGCACAACACCACAGACATACCCTTTGAGAACACTTGGCTACAGGGCTACATAGAAACCCCGTTCAGTGTACTCAAGGACTTCTTCGGACAACCGCACGATGGCGATCAGTACAAGGTCGATGCCGAGTGGGACATCAAGTTTCAAGACGGGACAGTCGCCACGATCTACAACTGGAAGAACGGCAAGTCNTACAACGGACCTACCGGCCTTGATGTGCAAGACATGGAGGTCTGGCACATCGGCGGCAACAGCGAACGATCGGTCGATCTAATTCAGGAGGTGCTGAAACATGACGCGCTCGTTACTTACGCGAAGTAACGCCAAGACACCGAAAGGTGAAAGGCGCGGTTGGATCACATGGATTCTCTACCTTGCACCAGCCAACTTAAGTGGCTATGAGGTGTGCGGCGGCAGATCCAAAGATTGCACAGCGCTCTGCCTCTATACCGCCGGTCGTGGGCAAATGAACTCGGTTCAACAAGCTCGCATACGAAAAACCAAATGGTTCTTCGAAGACCGCTCCGGATTCATGGAGCAACTGGCGCGTGAAGTAAAGAGATGCATCGCATACGCCAAGAAGAAAGGCATGAAGCCAGCCTTCCGGCTAAACGGTACATCAGATATCCCTTGGGAATCTATTCGAGTCGGCGATCACAAGAACATTTTCGAGATGTTCCCGAGTGTGCAGTGGTATGACTACACCAAACTGATCGGGCGCAAAAAGATTCCGAAGAACTATCACCTCACATACAGCAGATCAGAAGCCAATGAGCAAGACATTGTGAAGGCCCTCAAGAGGGGCATGAACATCTCTGTCGTGTTCGATCGCTTGCCAGATCAGTACATGAATCTTCCAGTAATCGATGGAGATCAGGATGATCTGCGCTTTCTTGATCCGAGAGAGCGAGTCGTTGGACTAGTAGCCAAAGGCAAGGCAATCAAATCAATTCACTCTAACTTTGTAATCAGGAGCCACTAAATGGAAGCAACTCAGAATGTCGTACACATCGACAAGTTTCAAGCCCCTAATCTTGTGGGCATCATCGCTCAAGCACTTGAGCAACACATCGAATCCATCGTCAGCACGAAGGTGCATGCCATGATCACCGATGCAATTAAGGAAAACTTTCCTTCTTACCGCATCGGTGAACAAGTTGAAGTCTGGATGAAAGAAAACTTCAGCGACTCGTTTGGCGATGAGATGAATAACTGGATGTCGAATAACTTTGACATCTCAGATCACTTTGACATCAGGGACTACGCCGATGAGATCGGTGAAATCGCCGGAGAAAACATCAGCGGCGATGCAATTCTCGAAGCATTGTCTAGCAACGGTTGCACTGCGACCATCTCGTTTTAACAAGGAGCATGTATGTACGCAATGATTTCAATTGGCTGGGACTCGACCTTCGAAGTTCCCGTGGCAGAGATGGGGAAGTTTGTTGAGATGATCAACAAGTACCCTCGGGTTAACCGCGACTGGGATGGTAAGGGCTCTTACTTCCACATCACAGAGCAACGCATCCCGACCATCGAGCTATCCGATAAGAGAGCCGAGATGTCTAAGCGAGAGAAGGTGGCTGAGGAGCCAGCCAAAGTCGAGTAATCAACCGCCCCTTCGGGGGCATTTCTTTTTCAACACAGGAGTTAAAAATGTTAATGGACGCAATTCAAGAAACACACAGCAACGCAGTTACCACTGCATACAAAACCGATGTCATGAAAGGTACTCGCGACCTCTCAGTATCGATGAACTGGTGGAGCCGCTCAGCAGATGAGCGCTTCCTGTCTTTGTCAGATCTGGAGGATTCAGTTCGCGCCCGTTCTGAGAACGCATACACATCGATCGAAGACACCAGCCGGATTCAAGTCCAGCTTGATAAGGATGATGAGAACTATCTCGGCCTATCCTTGCCTGACGGCAACACGCTAGAGCCTTCGCACTGGGCGTTCGGTCAGATCTCTAGCTTGACCGGCGCACCCGCAAGCTATCTGCGGAAACTTCCTACAAAGATCGCCGCGATCAACCTACAGTATGGCCTGACCAACTTCCGNGATGAGAACATCAAGTTCTACTTCAACCAGCAGACAAGCAAGCTCATGGCCGCAACCGGTCCCAACTATGGGCGGGTTCATGACTATGAGTTAGTTCGCGCTGTACGAAAGATCGCAGGTAACGGAACGGGTGATACCCGCTGGAAAGTACCCGGCGCAATCAACTGGGCCAACGGTACATACAACCCGTTTGTTGATATCACCAAGGACACGACCACTCTTTATGCAAGTGATCGTGATGTGTTCATGTTCCTCGTGGACGACACGCATCCAATTGAGATTGGCAAACTACCTAACGGCGACCCTGATCTTGTGTTCCGTGGCTTCTACACATGGAACAGTGAAGTGGGTAGCCGATCACTCGGCATCTCAACCTTCTTGTTGCGCGGNGTTTGTCAGAACCGCTGTCTCTGGGGNGTGGANGATAAGTCCACCATGTTGATTCGCCACAGCAAGAATGCACCTGAGCGCTTCGCTCAAGAAGTGGGTCCGGGGTTGCTGGAGTACAGCAACTCTTCCACCGGCGGGATCTTGCAGGGAATCATCAACGCCAAGACGGCGGTAGTCGCTCGACAAGACGATGACCGCAAAACATTCCTCACTAAGCGAGGCTTCACTATGAAGCAAGCAGACAACATCATCGATGCTGTCATTCGCGAGGAAGACAAGAAGCCAGAGTCAGTTTGGGACTTTGTGCAAGGTATCACGGCGGTTGCTCGCGATATCAAGTACACCGATGANCGCTTGGCAATGGAAAAGATGGCTGGCACTCTCATGAAAGAAGCTAACTAACATGAGGGTTACCGCGTATATCTACTTTCCAATCAAAGATCCCCGGTCCAAACATATTGGTCCGGCGATTGAGAAAACAGAAGCCGCGCTCAAGAAGCTGGAGCCCGAGTTAGGTGCAACAGCTTCTGTCGTGGCAGATGCAACGATCTTCAACTCCCGTGATAACGGGGAAGATGAGAAGATCTTTTAAGAGACAGGGCCGGTGATCCCGGCTCTGTCTTCATTGTTTTCATGAGGGCACGGGGCGACTCAATATTTCCACGCACCAAAAAGAAAACCCCGGAAGACCGGGGCGAATAAGGAGCGAGAGAGGTGGTGATTACAGACCGCCACTAGATGTAGTGGCAAAGGCCCGAAACTACCTGTAAACAGTGTATGTTGTTTGAGAGGCCAGCGCAACACCACTATATGTGGAGCCATTTCTCCAAAGATTTGTGCAACTCCCAGAGGTGCGGCTCAACTACACGCCACATTTCACGGCGAACCTTCCACGCTTTGTAATTGGTGAGATTACATTGTTCTGCGCAGTCGCGTACAGTTTTNCTGGTTAATGCTGAAACAAGTTGCCCTTTGCTGGTGATGTACTTTGGGTAATGCCCGCCGCAATACTCGGCCAGTATCTTCGCGCCCATGTACTTCTCATGCTCATCGCCGTACATCACATAAGCGGCGGCTTGCTGGGGCATAGAACACCGACCAAGAAAAGCAAAGAGCATGGCCGACATAGCGTGAAAGTCATAGACGGTCAGGCGATCGGTTGCGGTGGAGGGTGGGGTGTCCGTCTCCATGATCCTCATCTTGGAGACAACTGACTTGTTCCTCATCCGGAACGCGAAACGAATTGCCTGATCTGCGTCTCTGAACATCAGGCCTCCTGNAATGTCACGACAAGTCTTGCAGTATCTCCCCAGAGTTTTCTGGCAACACAAAGCACGACCTGTGAATCATCTAAGTACACCACACGATTGCAAGAATCGAGAACGATCTTGACGATGTTGTCGGTGTCAGGCTTACCCGGAGCAATCAATTGCCTCCTAGCCATCTCCTTCTTAGCCTTGGCCCAACTCTTGGGTATCTCATAGTACGCAGTTATCACTGCGGCAACAGGCACATCCCACGGTTCCCATTTCATCTCACGATGAGCGGCATCTCGAATGATCGACTCATACGACCTAGTTCGCTCAGGCGTTATTGCAACCCCGGTCTTCTTGACAAAGTGNGGCCTTCCTTTACCCACCACCTTGCCGTGTACCGTGAACTTGATTGTCTTCTCCGGCATCTTTTTTTCTCCTGAAGTCAACGCAGATAGCGACCGGAGCAACTCTGTATCGCATGCATCTTCGCTTGATAGGCACTGACTCGCGATTGATTCTGATGTATCGACAGTCATCGCAAGTCACCTCGTTATGTATCGTTCGTTGGCTTGGTTCGTTCGCCATATCTCGTATTCCATCTCGATTCGTTTGAGGTGATACCTCGCTCGCTCNTCTCGCTCGACCGCATCACGCAACACCTTCAAGTGTTCCTTGTATTTCTCATGCGCCGACGCATCTCTTTCCTGTGCGCTAACTGCCTTAGCNCCAGCGACCTCAGCCTCCTTCATGAGCATTGCATGAAGCGACTTCTTGTACTCCTCCAAATAAACACGATGAGCCTTGTGCGTACAGTACTCGTCTGTCTGCCTCGCATATTCTTCCATCATTTCATCTGTCGTCATTCGGGTCTCCTCAATATTTCCACGATCACTTGACCGCGAGTAAGCCTTGGTCCCACATCCTCATGTAGGTCTTGCAGATCATTTCCAGCGTCATGCTTCGCCGCTCGTCACGACTCATCTCTAAGCCTTGATCGAGGTTGGTATGGCATGAGTAGCAAAGCCACATCACCATGCCATCGTGAGCCTTAAGGCCGCGCCCCTTGCCATGCTCCAAAAGATTGGAGTGNGCAGATACCACCGTGCCATCAGATCTGCCGCAACTCACGCAGGTCTGACCTTCCGCCAAAGACAAAAGCTTCGGACTACGAAATGTGATTTGCTTAGTAAAGCTCTGCATGGATGACATCTTTTGTGGCGACCCATACAACAGCATCCTTGCCGCTTCTGGTCTTGCGGCGCATGCCGCTATCAACAACTAACCCGAGGTCAACCAGCTTCACTCTCCCGGGGCGGTAGCTATTGCCATTCACACCAGACATGAACTGTCCTTCCTCGTCAGTCATGCCAAGCTCACCTCTCGCCTTGAAGAAGCGGAACAAGTTGAGCATCAGACCCTTGAACTTAGGGACCATCGCCAGCGCGGCGGCGCGGCTGGTATCACTATGCCGTTGATGCGGCGGGACGATGTCGCCAATCAAATCTGTATTCATCACGGGAAACTCCTTTCATTGCTGTAAAACTGTGGTTGCGGGACTGACTCGTACCTGCCGCAATCAGGTCTCCACCAGAGGTCAGCAACACCGCGTTTACCGAGCCAGCGAGAACGAATCTTCTGGACATGGACTTGAGTTGCCGAGCCGGGGGCGGTAAGGTCTCGATGGACTGCAATGATGTTGTCAGCCTTGTTGTAGAAGTGGGCTGAGCCGCTCACCGAATAACCGTCTGGCACAGGGTAGATGCCAGCGTTATCGCGCATCATCTTGGCGGGATGGGCAACCAGCCAGATGTGAACACTTTGCTCTCGCGCAAAGCGGCGCAAAGTAGTTAGGAATGTGGAGACATACTCCGTCTCACTGATTCCTTCCTTGCGTGTCGTATGCTCGATCTCGTTGTAGGGATCGATGATCAAACCCTTCATTCCAAATCGCCGGACCAGTTCCTTTGCTCTCTCAAGAACGCATTCAAGAGTTGGCTTCTCTGGCATGATGAAGTGGAAGTGGCTGTTCATCCACAACTTGCCGCCATCAAACTCATCTCGGTTGACACGACCGCTGTTGATGCGCTTGCCAATGTGTTTCTCCATCAGCTTGGCGACATGCCAATCAATCGGCTGGTTCTCTGGAGAGCAAACACCAAACACCCAACCATCTTTTTCGGCGAGGTTAATTGCCATCGCATCAAGCCACTCCGACTTTCCCATTGACGGGATGCCAGTCACCAGTGTCCATTGGCCGACAGAGGGTTGATATAACTCATCAACATTCGACCAGCCAGTGCTGTATCCCTTGGGCAAACCACCATCGAAGATGGCATCAAGTCCATCCTCAATGTCGGCTACAGAGAACACGCCCTCTACCGGATACGGCTGGGCATTCAGGATGCACTGAGTCAGGATGTCTTTGCCGTGCTTGAGCAAAACTTCGTTGGCATCTTTGCAGTCATCAGGAAAGGTAACGCGCTTGCAACGCTCACGACCCAGCCTTCGAGCCAACTCTTCCTCAAGTTTTTTACCGGGCTCATCCCGATCAACCGCCAAGATAAAAGTTTTTATCTTGTCCAGCTTCTCATCATCGAGGTACTCGAACTTGGTTTCGTAGTTCTTCGTGNTGGGCGCTGGCGCTCCATCNGGCACAGAGATGGCGTTCTGAAATCCAGCCACCTCCAGCGAGAGAGCGTCAATCTCTCCCTCNGTGATGATCGCCGTCTCAATAGCATCATCGATCTTGTAAAAGGTTTTCTGAGCGCCGCCGACTTGTCGAAAGTTCTTGTGCTTGTCTCTGTACTTGACATTGACAACTTCGCCGTCTCGGTAGTACGGGAACGCAATCGCAGTCACCTCCTCCTCGATCTGCGGCATCCACACAGACTCCAAGGAGCAGTGGTTGCGCATCAGCACATCGTTGGTGATGCCGCGCTTGCGGAAGAATTCCAATCCGCCCTCCGACAAGGGAGAGGGGCGAAACTCTGGCTTGACAAAGATCTTGGTATGGGCAACGGTTGGCTTGGAGAACTCACCTTGAGCGAGTCCACCGCTCCAGCCNCAATGCCAGCAATGCCAGACCGCTTTGAGCGTGTTGACATTGAGGCAGGGGTAGTTTTTCTTGCGCCTAAGCGGAGAACACTTTGGGCAAGTGACCTTAACCTCTTCGCCGCTACGGCCACCGAGGTCAATTCCGAAGTCTTGGAAGTCTTTCACCGAGAGACCCCCGGCAAAAGTTTAGAGCCTCTTTGTCTAAAGAGGTTTACATCTAAAGAGGTATTAAAAGAATACTTATTAAACCTCTTTGTAATTTTTCTTAAAGAAAAATTAACTAAATCAGATATATACCTAATACAACTGTANTAAATACATATCNTCTTGTTAAATTCATTATACACAACAGTGGCGCTGTTGCAAAATCCGACCAAATTGCTCGGATAAAAAACTCTTGAAATCAACTCTGTACTCCTTTATACTGCATATTAGTAGGTGCTATTGAACGCATCTGCGCATTAGAGCCTACAACTTCTTCTTGATTGAGTGTCGCTGTTGCTTTAACAGTGGCACTGATACAAGTATAACAACACAGCTACACGAACGCAAGTGAAGAAGGGAGTTTTGATGAACAAAAATTCCA